AAACATAAGGCGATTAATCCGCAACAAGTAGTTGAATTGCTAAAGAATAACGTCAAATTAAATGATAGTGGTCAAGTAGAAGTTCTTGCAGAAAGTGGCACTCCACGATATAACCAAAACGGGGAACTGTATTCTGTTGAAGAATATGTTTCTGAATTTCTTACGCAGAATCCTCATTTTCAACAAGCCACTCCAAGTGGTACAGGAAGTAGGGGTAATGTGGGCAAGGTCAACCAAGAACCTTTTAATCTTGCGGAGTTGGATTTAATTAATAATCCTGAGCATAAAGCTAGATATAGAGAATATCGTGCTTCTAAGCAGGGATTTAATTTAAAGCCAAAAATTATAAACAACAACTAATATGAAAGGAGCCAACAATGGCTGACGAAACAACCTCAAGTAGTATTAGTGAACTGTACACTGAGATTATACAGGAAGCGATTTTCACTTTCCAAGAAACCTCAGTAATGCGTCCACTTGTTACTACTTACAACATCACAGGACAAGGCAAACAAGTTGCTATTCCTGTATTCCCAACAGTATCTGCATCAGCAGTAGCCGAGGGAACTGACTTATCAAACACAGAAGTCAATCCTACAGAAACAACAATCACTGCAAGTGAAGTTGGTGTAATGACCACACTTACTGACTTAGCTAGAGAATCATCATCACGACCAATCGCACAAGATATTGGTAAAGTATTTGGTGAGGCAATCGCTAAGAAAGTTGATACAGACCTAGTAGGTTTATTTTCTTCTTTTGCATCTGGTAATGATTTAGGTGCTGCCGGTACTGAACTGACTGCAGACCTACTTTTAAAAGCAGAAAGCACATTAAGAGCATTAAACGTACCAAGACCATATCACGCTGTGTTCCACCCAAAAGCAGTTTTCAATTTAAAGAAAACACTTACACAAGCAGGATATGCAGGAACTGCAACAGCATTATCATCAGTAGGTGAAAATGTTTACGGTTCTGGTTTTGTAGGCAACATCTTCGGTATTGATGTTTACGAAAATGCAAATATTACTATTGACGGAAGTGATGATTCTATCGGTGCGGTATTCCACCCAATCTCTTTAGGTCTAGCAATGAAAATGGATTTCAAACTAGAAACACAAAGAGATGCATCATTAAGAGCAACTGAAATCGTGGGAACAGTAACCTATGGCCAAGGTGTCGTAAAAGATAACTATGGCTGTCAAGTAACTGTTGATTCAGCATTATAATAATTGAGTTCAATCCCCCTTTGGTGTACCATTGGGGGATTGATTAAGGATAAACAATGGCAACAACATTATTTTCAATAGCAAGTGCAGATTTAGAAGATTACCAACCAGATATATTGGGTTTTGGGATAGCTGATTTTAATACACAATTACAGTTCGCAGAAGATGATGTTATTAGACAAATTCGTGAGGAATGGTGGGAGCGTTATCGTCACACTGTTCGTTATAAAGATATTACAAAAATTACCACTATTGAAATGAATGAAAATTTATTGACTGCTTCTCAATGGAAAAGAGCAGTATTGTATAGAGCCATGTCGGAATACATTTATCCGATATTAAGTAAATTTAAAGACCCAGACGGTGGTGACGGAAAAGATACTTTTCAAAATAAAATGGATTATTACAAATCAAGATACGCAGAAGAGTTCCAAGCAGTATTGCGTGACGGTGTAGAATATGACGAAAACAATGATGATGTTATTCAAACATCAGAAAAAGAGCCTATCCACCATTTACGATTAGTTCGTTAATGCTTAATGTTAAAGACAACAGTAAGTTCTTTAAACAACAACTAAAGAAAAAATCAGCAAAAGTACATTCAGCAATACAAAAAGCATTAGGTCAAGCCTCAGCGTTTCAAGTTAGTGCAATAAGAGAAAGAACAGAAC